ACTGGGATTAGCTTTAATGCTGTTTGGGTTACGATTGATTGCACCGCCGTTTTTGTTTTTTGTAGTTGATCTTGATACTCTTTTGCTTGAATTATTTCGGCTTGTGTGATATTAAATAGTCTATCTTTTTTCTTTGCTAGCTCCTCGATGTTTTGCAAAGGCGCGGTTAGATAATTAGCTATTAGCCCACTAGCTGCTGTCGCTGCTGCACCTATTAGCACAAATTTGCTTCTTATATTACTTAGCTCTTGTTTTAAATTGGTAGCTGGCTTTTTCTCGGTTAGTTTTTTTGTTTCTTTTGCTGCTTCTTTTGCTTTCTCGCCGACCTTTTCCTCTGCTTCTGCCACTTCATGAAAACTAGTAGTGAGTTCCTCGGCTTGCCCTTTAGCTTCCTCGCACCACTCTACGCCTTTATTTTTGGCTTGCTCTAATTTCGCTATTAGCTCGGCATTTCTTTCCATACCAGCTTTTACGGCGTCGCTTATGGGCTGGGCTGTTTGTTTAGCTATGCTAGAGATATTTTTTAGCCCTTGTTCTATCTGCTTTATCTTGCCACTATCAACATCAAATCCGATTTTATAAAGAAATTCATCTAATAGCACTATATATCCTTTTAAGGTGCATATTAGAGTAAATTTTAATAATGGTTTCGGCTTGTGTTTTTGTTATATTAAATTATGATATACATAATTATTAAGCATAAAATAAGGGATATTATTATATAATTATCTTATCAAAAGGGATAAAAAGCCTTTTTGATAAGTTCAATCCAAGGAGAAAACGTGAAAGCGTTTTTAAAAAAGGTTTGGGTGATGATAGAAGCGGTCGCAACGCTTCTATCTATATTTCAAGCTTTAAAGGAGTGGTTTTAACCACTCCCCCTTGGGTTGATTATAAAATACTAGACTTTACAAGGAGCTTAAAATGGATATTGTTTTTGATGTGGCTCAATTAGTAGTTTGTATCGCCCTAATCTATGAGATGTGGCGTAACCACAAGCTAACAAAACGCATAAAAGAGTTAGAAAATGCAAAAAAATAAAACGCCTAAACGTAAAGACTTTGTTGAGATTTTTGGTATCCCTTACGCCACGTTAAACGATTGGGCTAAATCAGGCAAGGATAACTGGCGTTTTAAATTGCTTGATTTTTTGAGTAATTTGACTTTTGACGAAATAGAAATAATAAAGAATAGAAGTAAAAAAATAGAGGAGTGAGCCTTATTGTTTTTCTAAGGCTCGGCGCTCCTCGTTTAGTAGCTCGATAATAACCTCATGCATTGCTATTGCGTCCTCTAGGTCGTAAATAGTGTGTAGGTCATTTAGCGTGGCATAACCTTTTATGATAGGTAGCCACACCAAATAATCTATATCAAACTCGCTTTTTACGCCTTGTTTAGGTAGGCTGTTATACCCGTTAAGGATTTTGCCCCAGCGGGCAAGAAGTCTAAAAAATGGTATTTTAACCCCTCTAAAATTTACGCCCTCGCCTTGCATGCGGGGTTGCCTTGATCATGCATCGCCGTATTTGAGTCATTTTCTTCAAAAACCTCTATCCTTTTTAGCTTCGTTTTGATTAAGGGTGATTGTCTCACCCTCTTTAACAAAATTTCATTTTACGCATATATTGCCTTTAGCTATGTACACCATGCTCGCTCCTTTATGCCTTGCTCATAAGGCTAGCCCATTTTTTAACGACTACTTCGTAATCGGTAAATACGTCAAATACGTATTTTAAGGCCATCTCTTCGGCGTCGTACCAGCGGTTACGGCGAATATCTAAAACTACTCCCAAAACCAAGTTTTTAAGCGGAGTGGCTAGATAAACGCCTTTTGGCATAAGAGGAGTTATTTCAAACTGGATGCCGAGTATTTGGTTGGCTCCGCCTTGGACGAGATGAAGCGGTAAATTTAGCGCGCTTAGCCTATTTGACACTTTTTCCGTTACGGTATAGGTTAATTTAACCGCGTCGCTAGAGTCCTTAACTACTTGCAGCCAGCCTTTATGTAGTTTTTTGAAAGTTCCGTCGTAAGTATTGCTCTCTCCTATAAAGCCAAGAAGTGCCAAATCGTTACCGAAAGCCTTGGCAAATGCGTCAAACGTCTTTTTTTCAAAATTAGGATTTGACATATTGTCTTCTATCGCGTCTTACAAGATGCGAGCGAATAGCTGAACGCTTTTGGCGTCTAGCTTCGCGCCGACCTTACTTAACGCCGTCCTTTGAGTCTTGCTCGATTTATCGCCGCTTGCTACGCGCACCAAAATTCCTTTTGCTACGTCCCATGCGTCGAGTTCTTTGGTGAGTTGCCCCATTTTTTCGGTGTGGATTTTTTGCAAAAAGCCATTGTTTTGTTTAATAACGTCTACGAAATTATGCGCCTACTCGGGCGTAAGAGAGCCTGATAACGTAGCGCTAGTAGCGTTCATAGAGCCTTTTAAAATATCGTTTAGTCCTTCCATTATAGTATTCCTTTGCTTGCTGAAATTTGCGATTTTTCTATCGCCGCGTCTTGTTTTGATTTGCTTAGCTCGGCCGTTATCTCTTCTAATTTGGCGCCGAGCTCGCCGATAAATTTTTCAAGGGTTTCAAGCCTTGCGTCATTTGCACTAATGCCAGCTTTTACAAGCTCGGCAACTCTATTTTCATCCATCGTTTCTCCTTTGTTGTTTGAACTTTCTTTTTTAAAATTTTCGCTTGAGCCGAAAAACTCTTTTAGCGCCGCTATCACGCCGCCTTTTGTGACATCTTCTTTTTCGCTCCCCTTTATCACTCCACTGCCATACATTGATAGTCCAGTTATCGTTCCGTTTTTTATCATCTCTCGCAGCTCCTCATCTTCTATTTTGATGCCTACCGCCCACGCTCCCTCTTCATTAAAGAATTCATCTTTGCTTTTTACTATCCAGCTTTCGCATATATAGGCGTCCGCGATATTAAAATTATGATTTACATCTATACAGTAACTAAGGTCCGATCCTTTCATAAAGTTATAAGCAGCCCTTTTGATTTCGTCAGCATTTGCAAAATCTCCTTGCGTATCCACTTCGTCCGGGGCATAAACTATCCCGTAAACAACTCCTTGTTCCGCATCGCTCTTTTTAAAATCGACTCTTAACAGCTCGTTAAAATTCTCATTTTTGTAGATAATTTTTTTATTGTTAGCACCTGCTGATACCAGCGAAATTAACTTGATTTGCATATCGGTTATCTCTCTAGCCACTGCTTACTCCTTATTTTTTCCGCCATTTTCGCCAAAAATAAGATTTTAAAAAACCTAAATAAGACATATATGTCTTATCTTGCTAGAAAGCGAAAAATCTTTATCGTAGAATTGGATTAAAAATTTTTAGGATAAATATGGATAGAATTTTTAAAGCAGCGCAAGGTAGCGCACAGCTTACTGAAGAAAGCAAAGACTCACAAGGCTTAATAGAGCCGTTTTTTAGCTTTGATAGATTGCTAAGTTTTTTTTACGCCAATACCTATCACAAGCGAGCCGTGCAATTAAAAGCATCACTATTATCTAATATAGAAGATAGCTCAAAGCTCGAAGGTGGCGTTATGACGCCCAAAGATTTTTTATACGCGTTTATATTAAATCTTGAAATTTTTGGAAACGCGTTTGTGGAGATTGCGGGCAAAAACCTTTATATACTTCCCTCTATCGAAGCTAGAGTAAACGAAAATAGAGAAATTTTTCAAGTAAAAAACTCTAGATCTATACCTATTAACGCAAAACACTTATATTATTACTCTCCGAATTCTAGATTTTATAGAGAGCCTGATTATTTGGCAGCCATGCTCTCAATTCTAACCAATCAAAAAGCCGACAGCTTTAATAACGCCTTTTTTGAAAAATCCACCCACGCCGATACGGCCATAATCTTTGAAAATTCAGAGCCTGATGAGATGCAGCTTAACGCCTTTAAAGAATTTTTCGGCTCAAATTTTAAAGGGACGGGCAATGCGCACAAAACATTGGTTTTAACCGCAAACGGCGAGAATGCGAAAGTACGTATCGAGGATCTAAGCAAGGTAAGCGATATTAGTTTTGAAAAGCTTAAAAACCTAAATAGGGACGAAATTATAGCCGCGCACGGAGTACCGCCTAGAATGGTCGGAGTAATGACCGCCGGACAGCTTGGAGGCAGCGGAGAGGTAACCGGACAGCTGCACAGCTTTAACGAGCTTACGATCATCCCAAAACAAGATCAAATAGAGTGGTTTTTCGATAGTATCGGCTATCCTATCAAGCTTAAGCCTATCGATGTAAGCAACTTTAAAGACGACGGAGAGCTGGTAGCCGGACTGGTAAGCAGCGGCATAATTAGTTTAAACGAAGCGCGCGGAATTTTGGGTTATAACAAATAAAACGTTTTAAGCCGTTTTAATAGTAAAACAATGCAAACGTATCTTTAAAATACGTTCGTTGAAATTGAAGCCGTTTTGAAGTGTTTTGAAGGTGGTTTTTGGTTGCTAGCCAAAGGCGAAGCATAAACGCAAACTGCTTTGCGTTTATGCCAAAAACCAGTGAGCGAGCATATCAACGCGATGCGAGCGATGTATCCGACTCTGCGACTTTGAGCGAAGTGTATATGATTTTAGAACTTGTTTAATCGCTCAAACAAAGCAGAGCAGAGTATAAAATAAATAAGGAAAATAAGATGCAAAATATCATAGATGAAATTAGGCGTTATAACAAATTAAAAATGATAGCCGACGACGAGATAATACCGTATATAGAAATGGCAGAGTCTCAGATAGGCAAATACGCCGCAGAAGAGGCGAGTAAAACAAAAGCCGCCGCTTTTTATACGTTAGCGCTTTTAGGACAGAAGCTTTGGCTTAAAATCCAGCAGCGCGCAAACGAATACAACGAGAGCTTAGATACTTTTAAAGACGTTAAGCAGTGGGAGGAGTATTGGATGGATAAATTTTACAAACTTACGACGAAGAAAAATACGAGCGGATATTTTTATGCCGCTGTTTAAGGAGAGAGTATGGAAGCAGAGAATATCAAGACCGAAAAAGAGCTAATCGCTTTTTGCGAAAAGTTAATTTTAAAACACGAAGACGATTTTAAAATTTTCGTTTCCGAAAGAAGCGCACTTCATCATGCACAGTATAAGGCCGTCTTGACCGTTATTGTTCCCGTTAGCGCCGGAGAGGTTGTATTAAAAGAGCTTATGGATCTAACTCCTCTTTTAAATTTTAAAAACTCAAACGTAGATGCCACGGATGAGCGGGGCGTGGATATACTAAATTTCGATTTCACGCTTGATTTTATGCGCTCTTGTTTGAAGGATGAATAAATGGCGTATTCTAAGCAGACAAAAGAACTCGTTTTAAATTTAATCTCCTCTGGATATTCATTGTCTGAAATTAGCAAAGAATACAAGATCGACGTATCTACTCTGTCGCGTTGGAAAGGCAAAGAGGATAAACAAGGCCGCCTAACCTCTCAAAATTTAAAAGCTCAAATCGCAAAGCTTAGCAAAGACAAAAGTAGCGACAGCAAAGCAAAACAAATAGCGATGCTCTCCGCGTCCCTATCTCGCCTTGAAGGTCAAAAGGCAAAAGAGGCTAAGGTAAAAAATAAGAAAAAGCCTACCGCCGTGATGAACGCAGACTATGAAAGCCTAAAAAATAAGGCTATGGATGAGGGCGGGCTTTACGGTTATCAAAAAGATTTTATCAACGACGCGTCTCAGTTTCGTATCGTGCTAAAATCCCGCCAAATAGGTTTTTCATACGCCTCAAGCCTTGATGCGCTGCTTGGAGCCGTCGCGGGTCGTAATCAGCTGTTTTTGAGCGCGAGCGAAGAGCAAGCTAGGATTTTAATGAACTACCTAGACGGATGGGCCGAGAAATTCGGCATACTTTTCGTTAAAAATAGCGAATACGAAAAGAGCCTAGATAGCGGCGCTACGATTAGGGTTATGGCTCACAACTTCCGCACGGTGCAAGGTTTTACGGGCGATATTTGGATGGACGAGTTTGCGT